ATAGAAAATTCTACGTTCTGGAGCACGAGACAATCTATAGATTACCAAACTATCTTCAATCATGCGGAGTTGATTGAGTGACTTGATTGCTTTGTGAAGATATGAAAGTGTTGATCCTTTATTGCGATCTACTAAACCTGAAGTGCAATATGTAATAGAATCTCTAGAAAATTTAATACCACCTGTTCCACCCATAGAAGATGGATTCGCAGTTGGATAAGTCATTTTTGGATTATAAACAAAATATTCCTCAATTTCTGGGAATTCATAATCCATTGGATCATCAACATTAACATTTGCCAATCTATAAATCTGTTTATCTTTTTCAGACTTTTTTTGTTGGCGAACATAACGCATTTTTATTGCGTCAATGTAACGAAGTTCTTGAATTCCTTCATGAGGATTTTTTAAATCAATAACTTTGTGATAATATAATCTACCATCAATGTACCAATTTCTATAAATTTCGTGTGATTTTCTATCAAAATCTAGAAGTTCTAAAATATGTTTAAACTCTTCTCTAATTTTCTTCTTAATGCCGTCACTTGCATTCAGATTTGATAGTTCAATTGATACTGGACTATCATTAGTATCCGATACAATTGCTTCGTTTACTATATCTTCAATGGCACTATCGCATTCTGGATGAAGTGCCATTTCACGATATCTTTTGATTAAATCAAATTCTGTTCTATAAACACCTTCAATATCAACATATGATCCAAAAAATCCACTAGTAAGATAAAAATCACTCCCGTCCTCACTGTTTTGTGGAACGGGAGATACTACACCTGGAGATAATGGTTCGTTATCCTCAATAGAGAATCCAAACAACTTTGCCATAATTTATTTTTAGTCTTTAATCTTTAGACTATTTATTATATCAGTTTTCGCCGGTATATGGAGTCCAGTATTGAACTTGGAATTCTACAGTGAATTCTTCAATTGTATCTGCAGTATCATATGAAAGATCAATTGCAGAAATGTTAGTTGGGAAGATGCTGTAGAACTTGTATTGCTTAGCAACATCTAGTCCTGAACCAGTTGCATTGTTTCCACCAACAGTACTTGGAAGTCTTTTCAGTTGCTTGACAAGTGCATCTACCATGTAGTCATTAGGGTCAGTTGCACCACTTCCATCTGCATATTGACCAACGTATTGCATCCAGGCTTCCATTGCAGTTCTGATCTTGAAGTCCTCATCGTTAATAACAGTGATTGTCCAAGTATCAAATGTGCGGTCACCTGCTACCTTAAAGGTTCTGCCTCTAAAAGGAACATCAATTGATGCAATATTAGACGCTGGTAAGTTTGCTGCTTTGCACAGAACTGAAAATTCAGTAGAATCAAATGTTGCTCCACCTGGGAAATTTGTTAAAACAACCTCAAATAGATTGGGGCGAGCACCGCCCCCTTTGAGTGCTGTTTTAAAATCTTGGATCGAATGTGCCATTTTTAGGTCCTCCTTTTGTTATTTAGATAATGCTTATCAAACTGTACCTGCTACTTCTTCAAACGAGATACCAGTTCTCGTAGCAACAAATGTCAGAGTTACATAATTGATGGACTTAGTAGGCTTCAGGTAAATGTCAGCTCTAAATTCATTATTATCAATCACATCAGGAGTATTATTTGATGTGTCACAAACAACTAAGAATCCATAAAGTCCTCTCTTTGCCTGAACATCACGGAGGTAAGGTTCAACAATATTCTTAAAGTTTGCTCTTGTGAGTTCATCATTCAGTTCAAACAATTGTGCTTCAGCAGCTCTTTGAAGTGCTTGTTCAATTGTGAGGAACAAACGGCGAACATTAATTCTATCAAATGCTGATGCATAACCAAGTGCTGTTTTATCACCAAAGAGTAAAGTTCCAATTCCAGGTTGAGTAACGATTGAGTTAATTCTTAACGGATAAAGTTGATCTCTTTGTGCTTTACTTGGATTATATGCAAGTTTAATAGCATTATTCAGAATTCCACGTTGCTGACCTGCAGGTGAGTACCAAGGATATGCAATAATATTTGTTCTTGTCATCAATCCAGCAACATCAGCGTTGCAAGGAATGTAAACAAACTTGTTGTTAAATCTATCGTAAGTATACTTATAACCACTATCAAAAACTGCATATGATGAAGAAGAAAGTGGACTGAAATACTTGATGAGATTTGTGGTTTGCGTTGTAGTGTTTGTAATACCAATTAGATTTGCTCTATGTGGTCCAATGACTGCAACACAATCTTTTCTATCGCCAGCAACTGAGATTAGATAGTTTGCTTTTGCCTGTGAATCAGACTCTTCGGTTAAACCTGGTCCCATAATCAGGTAATCTACCTGAACTTCATCTTTGTTCGAGAACAAACCATATGATGTGATTAAATCGCCTAAAGAAGCTTTCATTCCACCTGTAGAAGAATAATCAACACCACCGCCTAAAGTATAGGTTTTGTTTCCAACTGCACTGAAAACAATATCTTGGGCGTTTTGTCCCCACAGACCTTGTGCAGTTGTATATGCGGTAAATGAAGTGGAGAATCCAGTTGCTCTGGGAGTTGTTCCATGATAGGAATCAACCGCACTTGATGGATTATATCCAGCATAAATCTGCCCAGAGAAATCTGCAAGGTATTGCTTGTACCAGATTTTTTGTGGTGCATTAACTGCAGAAACCGAATCAAGTGCCTTCGAAAGACCTAAGTGCTTTTCAATAATAGTTCCTTGGTTTCCAGTAATTGTTCCAAGATCATCAACAACTGCAATGTGAAGACCATCACCCTTACCATTTCTATCCAGAGAATATCTGTTAGAAGTTGGTTTTGGTGCAATTGATTTCCAATAAATGGTTGTGTTTGTTAATCCGAGAGTCTGATTGTTATACCAGTCAGAAACTGAAGCAACAGTTGCTGATCCAGCTTGTGCGCCAGAACTGTTAATGAACTTAACCGCATTGGATGCAGCAAACGCTCCAGTTGTAGTTCCTTCCGCATAATCAATTTTTGTCTCAGTTCCAGCACTAGAAACTCTTGAAACAACCTTTACATCAATAGTACTATTACCGTTTGTGGAATCTGTAGTAACGCCAGTGATGATTCCTTTTAAATAACCAGTGAATAGTGATGTGCTTCCAGATCCAGCAATAACTTGACTGGTAAGTGCTACAGTAACTCCATATCCAACAGTAGCACCAACACCCGCTAAACTTGTAGTTGTAATACCTAAAGTTTGATCTGCAAGATCATCAATAAAGCAAACCTTAAGACTATTTGCCCAACTTCCTGGATTCTTTGCAGAATATGTAAAGTCAGATGCTTCAGAATGATTATTGGTATAATCATCGTAGTTATCAATTTTTAAACTTGTAGTTGAAGCGATTCCTACACCAGCATTAGCATTGTTCAAAGTTGATCCGCTTGTTCTTACAACTTTTAGAACACCGCCGTATGAAAGATAAGATGATGCGCTCATCCAATATTCATATTGAGCATCTGTTGAAATGGGCTTACCAAAAACATTGATAAGATCTTGCTCTGTAGTGATGTCAATTGGGTAGTCAACTGGTCCAATAGGGAAAGGTCCTGCAATTGCACCAATGTTATCTAAAACATTATCAGCTCTTCCTACAGTTAAGTCAACCTCTCTGACTAGTACACCAGGAGATAATTGAGGAGTCGCCATGTTTTTCTCCGTGAAATCTCAGTTTATCTAAAAAATATTTATTAAAAAGTTACTTTTCACGGGGGAAATGGGACGTGAACAAATTACCAGTCAGGATACTCCCATTTATCTAAAACAGTTGAGGTTATTCTGTTAACAACTATTCTTTTTATAGTACATTCTTTGCATTCATATGAATATGAAGACAATACAGGACCTCTATCTTTACGAGTTTGATAAAATCCATCTATTAAATTTTTCATTTCTCCACATACTCTACATTTTCTATCTACAAGTAATAAATGACCTAGTTTTATCTGACTATCAAGTTCCATTAAGATAGATACTCCCACATATATGCACGATCTCCATATTCATCAACATACCAACGGTCTCCATCAACATCCACAAAACTTGAATCATCAAGACCATCAGAAATAAATCCAAAAGGTGACATGTCTTGTTCTATTTGATTTTTTTGTTCTTCATATAATCTTTTTCTTACATCTTGATCGGTAAGTTCTTTAAAATAGTCTTGAGCAACCAACCAAGCATAAATTACGAGGCACATTGCTAGATCATCATTACATCCTTCTTCTGCTTCAAATGAATTGTGTTTTTGAATGAAGGTTGTAAGTTCGGATATGATTTCATAATCATTCAACAATAATTTACTTTCTTCAATCATTGTCTTCAGGTTTAAGCATCCAACCTTTTTAACAGTTTTAGACATTTTGACACCAAGTTGAGTTTTCTTTCCAGAAAATCCTTGACCAACAATTTGACCTGCACGACCTCTCATGGAACACATGAGGAGATTATTATATTCAAGGTCATATTGGAGAATACTTGCAACTTGGTCTCCAACATCATTTACTTCACATAAAATATATGCATTATTATATGCTGTTGCTGTTTCATGAATAATACTTGGGAACAGCATTGGTTTGATTTCATTATTTCTATACTTTGCTACTACTTTGTGGGGAAACTGAGTAATATCAACCACAGTAAATGCAGAATAGTCGTTTCCAACACCCCTAGCAACGTCTACAGTGATGAGATAATCATGATTTGTCACTGGGTCTTCATATACATCTAAACCCGCGCTACGGGTCTTAGGATGGTCATATACAAGTGATCTAAGTTTAGATGGTGCAATCAAAGTATCAACAGATCCTAAAAATTCACATTCAAACTCAACTTTGAATTGAGACTCTGAGGTGTTTGCAATAGTTTGTTTTTTCCATTCTTCATCTCTACCGGGAACTTCACTCCAATGAACGTCAGTAAACACATATTCATTTTTACCTTTTTCTGCATCATGCCACATGCGGTAGAAATGATTCATACCATGTGGTGTTGAAACTATGATGACTTTTGTTTGTTTACCAGAAGTAATAGTAGGATAAACAGATGCAAAGAAGGAATCTGCGATATGGTTCGGAACGAAAGCGAATTCGTCCAAGAAGAGGA